GGTACAGATGGTTGTACTGAAAAATTCTGTTGGAAACATTATATTATAAAGATAGAATATCTTGAGGACGGGTTTGCGGACATTAGATACTTTGAAGCATCACAAAGACTAACGTACACCTCAACAAAAGTAAAAAATCTAACTTTTAATGTGGGTGCAGCACAAAGACTAGCGGAACCTTACGGATACGACCCATTAGAAGAGTGGGTGTTATCAAATAATAATTTACATTATACATTCCTAGCACTTGAAGAAGGTTATACGGTAGAATTTGATGGACAAGGCGGTGAAGTATACTACAACCCATCAGGAGGTGAAGTAGCCACTAGTACTGAGGTGTGGGAAGCGGTTACTATCCCACAAGTACTGTCCGATTATACAGAAAAGAAAAGAGGACAACTAGATAATACAATACAATACTCTATAGTGTTAGGGTTTGACTATTACAGATATGAAAAGAAAAGTTGGTTACATACCTGGGGTAATGTGATGCCATACCATTATGATGCTGGTGACGAATTTTCATATCACAAATATAATGATGGGCAATGGTTAGACTATTCGGGTGGAATTGTATTTGGACATTGGGTAAGTAAGAATTTGGGTGTATTTATAGAAGGTACGTACAACAAGTATTGGAATAGGGAATGGCACGGGTTTAGTGCTGGTATAAATTATAGGGTATTTTAAGGGAAAGAAAAATGGCAAAGGAATTAAATGAAGATACAGGATTTAATGTAAGTATAAAAACTTTACTAGGTATAGGAGCTGCAATGGCTACAGTAATTAGTATGTGGTTTATATTGCAAGCAGACATAGAGGAAGCAAAACTATTACCCGAACCACCATCACCAGAAATTACTAGGATGGAATTTGATATGAAAGACCAATTGGTTAGACAGACTATTATGACAACTCAAGAAGACGTAAAAGAAATTAAAACACAACTTGAAAAGTTAAATGATAAAATTGATAGGTTAAGATAACGTGACAATGTTTAATAAAGGAATATGTTTAACATCACGTAAATCAATTTTGGTCATAGTTGTGGTATTATTTAGTTCATTTGTATTAGCAAATGTTTGGCCTGAAGAACTAGAAGAAATTATTGAAGAGGTGGGGGATGAAATGTGGGTACCTACGGCGGAAGATATAGCGTATCAAGACAGTATGTACACCATAATACTAAACACTCAGAATGATATAACTGAGATTAAAGAGGACATAGTTTTTATATTAGAAAGATTGGAGTATGAAGATGGTACTTATGACAGTATTAGGTATGTTAAAGGTGGTAAAATAGATAAAAGAAGAAACTAGTTATGAAAAAAGATTATACGGTTTGGAAAATATTTGGAGGGTACATATTGATACTACTATTAATGTTATTATCAAGTTCAGCGACCGGACAAAACTACGAATGTGATGAAGATATGTGTGTTGTAGAATTTAACGCAAGTTGGAACTCAACGAACAATGTGGACTGGTTACATATGTTGTCAGATGTTGGTACAAAAAGAATATTAATCGACAAAGGTTCTTGGCAAAAAGACTTCAGCATAGTGGTTACACCAACCATCATTATATTTGTTAATGGTAAAGAGACAAAAAGATACCAAGCTAACATTATGATGGAAATTGAAGCAAAACAAACAGAAGTACAAGATAAGATAGATGAAATAATAATGGAGGAATTTTAAAATAAAAAAGAATGGGGTATACTAGAGAACAGATTCAAAACACAGTAGAAGGTAAGGGATACAAATACTTTCATGACGAACAAAATAAATCGTATGATGTTAATATTGTAGGAATTAGAAACAGTGCAACAGGAACTAAGATTACTAATAAGTTCGATGACACAATGACTATATCCTATAAAGATGAGGATGGAAAATGGATTTATAACGAATATGTTTGTACAACAGACCCAGGTGATGATTGGACTGATAACCCTTGGTTAGCGAAGGGATGTGCAATACTAAAACCTGGACAATATAGAGGAAGTCATAAAATAAGATTACATGGTGGAAAATACACCGCTTTAGGCCAAAAGAAAGATGTTACAGTTTATAGAGACTTTAATAAAGATGATAGGTACGATTTTGATGAGTTAACTTGTGACACTGGAATGTTTGGGATAAATATCCATAGAGCGACAGCTCTAGAGGGAAAAACTTCAACATATGTGAATAAATGGAGTGCTGGATGTCAAGTAATTGCATCTAATGATGAATGGCATGAATTCTTAGGTATATGTCAAGAAGCTAGAGCAATCCACGGTAATTCATTTTCGTATACTTTGATTGATAGTAGAGACATAATATAATGTCACACAAGGTATTCATTAGACACACATATATCTACAAATGTAGTAACAAGAAGTGTAAAGGGGAATGGAAGATAAACGAAGCAAGTAATTTAGAACGACTAAGATGTCCTCATTGTGGAGAACATGATACGGTAGAATACGTAATGGAAGACCAAAGAAAAAAATACGAAAGAAGGTGGGAATAAGGGAATACACCAATAGAATTTTTGGTGCGTTCAATCTATTTATAATAAATAAAATAAAAAATAAAAAATAAAAAATAAAATTATGGAAAAAATTAAATGTTACTTATCTTGTTATGGCGGATACGTATTAGCGATTGGAGCTGGATGTACATTTGGTACAAGTTTACTGTGGGGTACTATATTATTGGTTTTAACTGCAACTTGGGCACACTTATCAACATGTGATTGTAAACTATGTAAGGGAGGTCAAGGTACTTGTTGTAAAAATTAAATAATGTCAGACGGGTGTCACATCTGGGATAAAACAGAGGAGACCTGGGCAACAGCAAACTTTAATTGGAATGAGATTTGTATCGCTGTTAACGTTATTGGTGACGGAGGTGGTGGATATACGGCTCAGTTAACAAGATTACGAAAACAGAGTAAAAAAGACCAAAAAACGTTCATCAAACTAATATGTAAGATTAAGGGTGAAAAGTTTGAACAAACTAAATGGTTTAGACCTGACGTTAACGTAAGAGCTTCAGATTTTTATTTAGTTGAGAGGGAGTTGACAAAGCCTGAATTAAAGATATTTATTAATAAAAACATATAACATGTATACCTTATACTCAGACAAACAAAATATTTTTGAATGTGACATTCAACTAGAAGGAGCTAGTCTTTCAGAAGCTTACGCTAGATTAATTATTGAATCAGACGACATTAATTTAATGTATAATGGAACAATAACTTCAGACGGTAATTGTAGAATCACAATGCCAAAATTAAAAGGTCTTGTTAAAGAAGGCGGTAATTTAAATTTAGAAATAATTGCTGACGATATGTACTTTAATCCTTGGAAATCTGAGTACGATTTGATGACGTCTAAGAAAGTGACTGTAGAGGTTAAACAACAAACCAAAACTCCGATTATTGAAAATAAAGCTAAAGTTAATGTTAACGTGATTAACGAAAACCCTAAAAGACATAAACAGAAAATCGTCGAGTCCAAGAAAGGGAAGAAAAATACCACTATTTTAACTAAATCGGACATACAAGCTTTATTAAAGAAGTTGTCATAATTTACTTTAACAAGTCGAGATGTAGATTATAATTATGGCTGACATATCAAATCTCAAAATCAAAAATACCTACCAGAACCTACTTCAGGTTGATGGTGGTTTACTTAAAAATTTATTGGGCGTCAAACCAACACCATTTATTATTGGCGGTGGTTTAAGATATGACGATGGTAATCAACTAGAAGGGTATGTTATGAGGACAGATGACGCGGGTAACGCTAGATGGGGTCCCCTAAGTGCTGACATATATCTTTCTGCTGCTAGATTAAGTGGTACTACACTTGAACTAGATACGACATCAGGAAACACAATTAATGTAGATTTATCACCATTAATAGGAATAATAGACGGTGGAACGTTTTAATGGATATTTATAAGAAATATGACACAACTAATACAAATAAAAAGGAGTATAATACCAGGTAATGTACCTGCGACATTAGAAACCGGTGAGTTAGCTATAAATTTAACTGACGGGTCGTTATTTTTTGGTAGTGCAACAACAGTACACAATTCATTTAAGTTTGGCACATTAGACGTTACCAACGATTTAACAGTTGTTGGTGAGGTTTATACTGACATGATTAAAAGAGAAAGCAGTAATAGTAATACAACTAAAATAAAATCCACTGCTAATGTTTGGGAATTTTATGCAGGAGATGCAAGTGCTGAAGTAATGAAGATTGCAGCGGGTCAGGTAACTATAGGAGGAGAGGTTGAAATGGGAACCAATAAGATTACAGGTTTAGGTGACCCTACATTAGCACAAGACGGAGCAACAAAAGCTTATGTTGACTCACAAACCCATACTGACGGTACAGTAACATCTGTTGCTGCATTAACATTAGGGACAACTGGAACTGATTTATCAAGTACCGTTGCT